TCTTTTATTATATCTTTTAACTGAACTAAATTTCCATAAAAAGTAACTGTATAACTTTCTATAAATCCGTCTTTTTTATCTGCTTTCTCTAATTGAATAGTTCCATCTTTAAACCTATGAGTGTTTATTTCGATAAAAGCATCATATCGCATTCTGTGGTCAAAGCCATTATCTATACTGCTTTCGTACCAATGTGACAAAATTTGATTGTTATTCTTTGATGCTGGAATAGTAAAAGACTGAGTATAGTCTGTATATAATTTACCTATATCATTTGCATTACCAATTTGTGAAGTGATGCTAATTTTTTCATCTTTGAATAAATCTAGTCTTTGATAGTCACTTCTGTATATTTCTATATCGTCTCCGTTTAATATCGGGATTGCAGTTTCTAAAGTTAATACAGTTGTTGTGTTTGAAAGAATCCAACTGATTAATCCGGTACTATCTCCAGAGGTAACCTTAACGTAATGGCCTACATATTGATTAGTAGTCATTGTTATGTTATTTGTAATAGTTAAAAATGGACTTGTATTATTAGCAGTAGCTTCTCCACTAACAACTAAAGTATTTTTCTTAATATAAACCTCTACGCTTAATTTCATTACACGATGTTATTTATTAATTTATTTGCAAAGTCAAAATCTAAAGTATAGTTAATGGTTTTATCTTGTAAAGATGTTTTCTTTTGCATACTCATAGTTTTAATTGTAACTGGTGTTTCTGGATTTAACAATATAGTATCACTTAACATCATTTGCTCAATCCACTCGTAATAATCTTCTGTAACCCATCCAGTATTTACTTTTAAACTTCCATTTCCGTTTATATTAAATGGCTTTGTCTGCCCTCTACGATAATCATAATCAACCTCTTTTTGCATTAATGCATAATTACTATTTTTAATATCAATAGAATTATAACTTGCTTTGAAAAAAGAAAAATTATTCCAACCTCCTAATTTATTTACAAACCACATTGTTTGAATTGGATATTTTGGTTCACATATTTCTTCTGTATCAATTCTGTAAATTGTTCCATCTATATAACTGCTTATAAGTATATAAGTACTTGCACCAAATACTAAAGGAATAGAATAATTAAAAAATTCATCTTCAGCTGTATAAAATAATTCAAACTTTAAAATGTTATCATCTTTATCATACCATTCAGCAAAATAAGATTCTTCCCAGTGTCTAACAATAAAATTATAATAAGGAATAGTAGTATTCCAATAAACTTTTATTAATGGATTTGCTAATAATAAATAATTGTTTTCTTGTGCTGGAGAATAATTCATTCCTTGTTCTACTGTTGAATATCCATTTACTGCACAAAATTCTATTACATTTATTTCAATCCAAGTTGTTCCATCCGTACTGTAATAAGTAATATACTCTCCAATGCACCATTCATTATTATCTGCTTCAACTACAGCATCAATATCATATTGCAATTTAAACTTGTCTATATATTCTAAAATAAATGGTGATATATTATAATTGGTTTCTGTTTGAGTTACAGATGCAATTCCCTCACTCATTATATAAGTTGGATTTGTAGGTCTTGTACCCCCTTTATTCCAAAGTCTTAATTCTACTTTTGTTCTTATTTGGTTTGTTTCATCAATTATAACTTGATAAGGGCTTCTAGCTAATATTACATTTATTGCCATATTATTTATTTGTTATTGTGTAATCTATTAATGTTTCTATATCGTCTCCAAATGCTTTTATTAAATCTGTATCTATGTATTTCTTATATCCCTCTTCAAATGGTTTAGTAAAAAATAAAGAAGGTTTTATACCTCTTGCCCATACATTCTTTGCTATAATATAACCTATTGATTTATAATTACCTTTTTTAAACTTTCCTTTTGCATCTCTAAATCTTATGTTTCTAAACTTTGCCCATTGTTCAAATGGTGCTGATGGTATTCTTCTTTTAAATTTAAATCTACTATTTGGTGCTTGTTGCCCTTTTACTTTTGCATTCTTTGATACTTGTGATGGGTCTGCACCTTTAACACCTTCATCTTGATAAAAGCCATAATCAGGCATACTAAACCCTAATAAGAAATAATTTTTTTCAAATAGTATTTCACCTTTGATATTATTATAAAGTTCTTTAGAAACGTTCTTATTGCCTTTAGATAAATTACTTCTTGCTTGTTGAATAACATATTTTTTATATGCCTCTAAAACTTCTTTAGTAGATGTTAAATTGTTAGCATTCATTTTCGCAACTTGTCATTTCATTAGCTACCATAACATCAAATGTAACTGTCCATCCAGCTATCTTATTTTCAAACCTGTCTACAAATGGTTCACAATTAGGTGTACCACTTAATTCATAACCAGCATCATTTAAAGAACCTCTGCGTAATACTTCTAATAATCTATTAATAACCATTAGTTGAGTATGCAGTACATCTTGCTCATTATCATTTGTTAAAAATTGGTCTGTTTGTTCTGTCTTACTAAAGTCTACAACATCCATACATAAAACTGATATATTAAACAACCAAGTGTTACCATTGTATGTTGCATTGTTTACAATAATATGCGACAAAGGAAATATAGTTTGCTTATTTAAATCAATTTCAAATATATCACCAGATGAAACTGTATTTACAAATATATCTTTATATAGTTGGTCTTTAATTGCTGTTGTTACTTGGTAAAATCCTTTCATTATTTATTTCTTATTAATTCAATTTCTATTTGGTTCTTTTCTTTTTCAAATGTTAAAAATGTTAATGCAACTGATAATCTAATTCTGGAAATATCTTCAAATCTTCTAACATCTCCTTGAGCAAGAGCATAGAATGAGCTATACCAACCCCATTTACTTCCAAATTGTGCTTGTTTACTATACTCTGAAACTCCTGATTGTTCTCCAAATAGTGTATCGTAGACTTCAACAATTCGTTGCCTAAATTGTAAAAAAAAACCACAGCACCTAATGCTACATCAACTGGCATAAACTTCATAGCATCACAATAAGTGTAACTACCATTGTATTCTTCAATCTGATATTTATCTTTTAACTTCTTTGTAATTGGTCTATATAATACTGCCATTGCATTATGCATCTTATCCCAATCACTAATGTATTTATCCAAGTCCGTATATTCACCAAGTGTTATTTCGTCAAGGTTAGTTATAAATCCAAATTCAGTATTACCTAATTTAAACGTTCTTTTTAAATCATATTTTTGTGTGAATAGATTTGATAAATTAGTTGTTATTTCGTTTACATCTTTGTAACTTATTTTAGCAGCATTCTTTAAATCTATACCACAAAATATTTCTACCATTTTATGTTGAAGAAACTCACCATCAGGATTATCTTTTGCAATAGATAAAAACTTTTGATACTGCTCTAATGTTATTTCTTCTAAACTTGTTGGTATTGTAATTTGTAATTTCATTTCTTGTTTTATTTAAAAATAAAATAAAGTGAAAATTGTATTAAACAAAAAAAAGACCTACATTTCTGTAAGTCTTAATTCAACCATTATCAACTTTAATTTAAACCATTTCTTCTACACTTTCTATTTTTCTATAAACTAAATTCATATCGTAAAATTTTCTAATAGCATCTATTTCATTATAAGCATACAGTTCTATTTCTACATCTGTGCTTTCATCATTACGTTGTGTCCAGTAAGTAACTAAATATTTTTTCATATATGTATTCATTTGTTTTTTATTTGATACAAATATAACTATATTGTTTTAAATAAAATACATTTTAACTTTTCTTTAACTATCAAAGTTTTCGTCATATATCATTCCAATATGTAAATCAATTAATGCTAAACACTTTCTTTTTATTTCTTTTATTTTATACGTATCTTTTTCATCAATCATATACGTATCATATCCTTCAACTGCATTTAAAGCACTATTGCACATTGATATTATTTCATATCTTGTATCAACTGGTTCAAACTCCATATTTTCAAATATATCTTCTTCTTCTTTCATTACCTTTTGTGTCAATATAAACCCTAATTTTAATACTTATCTTACTACGAAAGGTAATTACTTGCTACATTATACATTTGTTGCATCTTTTTTATTTCACCTATGTTTCTTGGTAGGTTAATTTGTACTTCAACACCTTTAACGTGATGAATATAACATTGAATAGCTGCTATTATTTGTCCGTAACTCATTAGTAAATAAAATAGTTTCCTTTATGTGGATTTTCTAATTGACTTGTTATAGCATAACGCATAGCATCTATTGCGTGATTGTATGCATCTATTGGTCTATTCATTTTAATTCCTGTTTTATCAGTTTGCCAAATGTAGTTTCTTAATTCGTTAATTAAGTTCTTGCTTCTTGATGTAACATAAACTTTATTCTGATTAATTAAATTAAGACCAAATAAGATACTATCTTTTCCTTTTGTAACTGGTAACACATTGTGACCATAACTATTCAATTCAGCTATTGATTTAGGTTCAGCACTATCAGCGTAAACAATTTCGTTTACATTATTTGCTTTTAATAAATTAGATATTTCACTATTTAATAATCCTTTCTTATAAATAACCTCATCAAATATATATGCATCATTATATTTATACATTGTTACTAAACTTGTTGGGTCATTACTATATCCAAAGTCCATTCCATAACATAATATTCTTGCATCACTTGGTAAATCTATTTCTTGCCAATCAGTTATACATACACCTTCTAAACTACCTGTTTGACCTAAACCATAAACTTGCCACCAGTTTGCCCAATATGTAGATGTTAATGCTTTTACTTTTGCTGCTTCAATTTCATTTACTATTGTATCACTTAATGCTTCATTGTCTAAATAAGTTAATGTAATAAAATCAACATCTGATTGTGTTAATATTTCTTTGTCTACCCAAAATGCTGAAGTAGGATTATAATCTAACCATATATCACCTGAAGTTCTAATTGCTAATTGATAGTAACTTTCAAAATCTATATTGTTGCACTCATTTACATATAATATGTTTCTTCTTGCACCTCTTAATTTATCAGGTTGGTCAACACTAAAGAATTCAATGTAACTTCCGTTTGTAAAAGTATATTTTAAAGTAGACTTATTAAATTGTTCATCATTATATCTACCAAGTGCCATTATAATCTTTAAGAAATCTTTTAATGCACCTCTGCGTAAATGTGGTATGCTTTCAGATACAACACTAATTTCTAAATTAGGTTCTTTAATTGCTTTATCAATTAATAAAGGTAGAATGCCAAATGTTTTACCAGCTGACGTTCCACCTCTAATAACTTTAATACGTTGCTTTAAACGTAATAACTTTCTAATTGCAGTAGTTAATATAAACTCCATAAGATAGTGTCTTAAACTTCATCTAAATCAATATTAAATATAGGTTGCTCATTACTTACAGTTATATCTTTTGTTTCTCTTGGTTTACCAGCATAGTAATTATAAAATAATTGTGTAAATTTAAAATCACCATTTGCTAATCCTTTTTCTAATGCTGCAAATGCTAATGGTTCTAAAGGTGTTAGTTTCTCTATTAATGCAACTTCTTCTGCTTTAGCTTTACGACCACCATTTGTATGACCACCATTGTATTTTCTTTTATCTTCCATAATTGAAAAAAATTATTATCAATTTAAAAATAATAGTTTTTGTTTATTGTTTATATAACTTACCTAATTCAATAGCTATTTGTTTCCATTCATCTAAACCTTGTTTAATATATCCACTAACTACAAATCTATTATATTCTTTGCTATACTTATTGTAAAGTATGTTTGCTCTTTCTTTTGGTGTCATATTATTTCTTTTTAAATTGTTCAAACCATTCTTCTTTTGTGTCAAAATTAGAATTTACTAAATCATAATGAAATTGATAAAGTATTTTAATAACTTCTTCATCACTATACATTAATTTTGCTTGTGCTCTTGACCCATCAACATAACCATCTAAATAAACATTTTTAAGTTGTTCTGTTGTCATAAGTTCACTTGTATTTTCATTATTGGGCAACTCATTTTGTGATTATCATTTTCTAAATTACAATATTTACATTTACCATTAGGGTAAAACATTTCACAATTATCTGCATCACCTTCTCTATTAAATATTCCATACGATTGCCAATATTCTGATGCTGGTGCTGTAAACCTGTAACAATATTCTTTTGATGGACACAATGCGTCACTACATTTTGCTATATCTGCCATAACTTAAAATTTTATATCTATTATTATTAATACTAATGCTATTGATATTTCATTGTTGCCAATTACAATACCTAAACTAAATCTGTCTGTGTAGTTTGTTTCTATTCTCATCTTATTAAAGTTTAATGTTTTTGTTCATTCTATAAACTGCTTGTAATCTTTCTATAATTATTTCTTGTTGTTCTTTACCTTCTGTTTCTATTAGTAATTGTTGTATGTTGTTTACTATGTTGTAATTGTTTCTTGGTTTGTTAATCGTTTCTTGCAAGTTTGCTATTTCATCATTTAGTTTCATTATATCTATTTGTAGACTTTGTATGTATTCATCTTTAGACATATCTAATATTTGTTCTGGTGATGCATAATTTAATCGTTGCAATATTTCTTTTCTAAATAGTTTTAATGTTGGATTAAATTGCTCAAACATATCATAGTTCTTTAATGAATGTAATACTGTTGCGTGGTCTTTTCCTACTGAAGCACCAATAGACTTTAATGACTTCTTTTTATCTATTTGTTTTAATATCTTATAGTAAACTGCTCGTGCTTCTATTATTTCTCTTTTGCGTGATACTTCATTTATATCTACACCTGTTATTTCTTGTATTACTTTTTTTAATTGTAATGTTATTTGCGTTTCCATCTAATTTTTATTTTTTGTTTTTTACTTTGTTTTATTAATTCCATTAGTACATTAAATGATACTATTTCTATTGCTAAATGTATTCCTTGGCATTCTTCATATAGTTCTTCTGCTTCATATTCTTTTAATATCAATCTTAAATGTGGAATAGTCATTCCTTGCTCTATTTCATATAAGGTAATATTATAATGTTCTGTTGCTTTGTCATTCATTATTTGTCTTTAATAAATGTTCCATTTTCCATTTTACCTGTTCTTTTTGATATAACATTATAAGCACTATAAATACAGTCTTCTATATTATATCCTGCTAATTTTGATAAGTTAGTTAAAACAACAACACAATCTCCAATAGCATCTATTATTTCTTCCTTATGGTTATTTAACAATGCTTTTGCTAATTCACCTGCTTCCTCTTGTAATTTAATATATTGTGTTTTAACATCACCCTTTTCAAATATACCTTTTTGTTCTGCCCAAGTTCTTATATTATTAAATATTTCTAATTCATTTTCTTTATTAGCATTTAAATAATTTAATAAAGCATCTATATATATAAACCTTTCCTTATTATGTTGTGAACTTGCATTGTTTTGTATAATCCATTCTATTGTTTTATTATCAAACTCTATATGATTTCCATTTAATAGTTCAACTAACATAGGAAATTTATATCCTGTTAAATCTTTGTTGTCTGTCCCTTTAAATGTTAATGTTCTCTGTGTTACGTGTACCATTTTATTCATAATTTTTTTGTTTTTATTAATCATTAATTGTAAATAAGAATTTTTATCATTTTTGTAATTATATAAATTTTGAAAATGTATTTCTAATATTGATGCTTGTTTAATACTATTTGTTTTTGCTAATATATCATAATCATTATATCCTTGTATTTTTTCAACACGTCTTTTTAAATTGTTTGTGCATCCTATTTTGATTCCTTTAATATGATATATATAATACATAATTACACTGCTACTTTAGCTGTTATTTTAGGACCTGATTTATAATCTATTAATTCTAAATTTTCATTATTATATTTGTATTTTGGCAAATTAAATACAGGTTGTTTTAAATATTCATTAATTGCTTCTATTTGATTTTTATAAATGTGTGCATCAACTATTTGTATTTCTAATTTATTTGCTTTTAAATTTGTTTTTAAAGAAATATATAATAATATTTTAGAAAATAATGCTATATCATAAGGAATACCTAAAAACAAATCACCAGAACGTTGAACAACAAACATATTTAATTTATTGTTTTTATCAATATAAAATTGAAAATATAAATAGCAAGGAGGTAAAGCCATATCATTTAATTGTATAGGATTCCATAATGATATAATATGTCTTCTACTATCTTTATCGTTTTTTAAAGATGTTATTAAAGCTTGTAATTGATTTATATTATTGCCATTATAGTTTAACATTTGATAACCATAAACGGGCCCTAAATTACCGTTTTTATCAGCCCATTCATCCCAAATAGTTACATTTGCTTTTTTAAATCTTTCTATATTAGTTTCACCATTAATAAACCAATCAAATTCAGTATTAAATATTTTTGGATAAATTTTTCTTGCTGTTATTATTGGAAATTGATTTGATATATTAATTTTAATATTTTGATTAAATAAAGAATAACTACCAATACCTGTTCGGTCATTTCTTTCAATACCATTTATTAAACAATTTTTTAATATTGTTTTGTATTTTTTTTCAAAACTATTCATTTTTATTATTTATTGAATTATTTAATGCAGCAATGTAACCAACACAATCAAGCATTGTATCTTCTTTAATATTATAAGTCATTCTGCTTATTTTTAAAGCTATCATACACTTATAAAAATCTTCTTTAGTTATATCTTTATTGCATAATATTGACGCAACTAAAGATGCGTTTTGCATTGATTCATCAAATGGACCATACATACGCTCTTTTTCTTCAGAACGTAAATTAATAATTTTGTTTGCTTCTTCTAAAATATTCATTTTTATTTGTTTTTATTTTTTTTGTAAAAATATTATTTAATTTAATTATATAAAAATAATTAACATTTTTTTAACTAAAGCACTCCTCTTAAAACATACTGGTTTAAATCCATATCTTCTTTACCAAAAAAATATTTATAGTTAGAAATTGCTTGTTCTAACTTTGCTTCACCTTTTGCATAAAATTCATCACTACATTCAAAGATTGCTATATCTAAACTACCTTTGTCTATTGCAACAAAAAAAAAGTCATCAACACCAAACATCTTTTTATAAAGATATGCTTGTAAATCGTAGCTATATTTGTCAGCACTATATCTAAAGTCTTTAACACCTGTTGTAGTTTTTAAATCTATAATCATATTTGGCTTTAATATATCTGCTTTTGCTCTAAATGGTATTCCATCAATCATTTCAATAGCTGGAATTTCTGTTTGTGATTTACTCATTAAAGATACAACCTCATTGTTTTTTAATAATGCATCAGTTAATCTTTCAGCATCATTATATTCTTTTTTTGTGTATACTTCTAAACCTTGTTCTTTTGCAAGTTTGTATTCTTTTCCAGCTTTAGTTGCTACATCTACAATTACTAAATCATTTAGTTTGTGTGGCTCTAAAATCATTGTGTGAAATAGTTTACCATCACGTAATGCTTGGCTTTCATCTGAACCATATTGTGTAACATATTTATAAGTTTTAGGTGAACTAATAAGCATTTTTGCTGATGAACTGCTTAATGCGTTTTTACCTAAATAACCATAGTAGAAACTATCATCATACATATTATCTAATAGTTCTTGTTTATCCCATTGTTTATTGTCAAATGTTGTTATCATATTATCTTATTTTAATGTTGTTTAATAATTCATATGTGTTATCCATATCTAATACTGCTCTGATTTCAGCAGCATAATTATCTGATGCATTCCATTCGTTAATCAAATCTTTCTTAATTGAATTGATTAAAGTTATTTGATGAATATTACTTTCTGGTGTTATAGATAATAATATATCTAATTTTGTTAAAATTTGTGTTTTCATAATTTAATAATTGTTATTGTTAATAATGCTACTGCTAAAATGATTATCCCTATTAATACTTTTGTTGCTGTTTTTAAAACAAAGTCTAATTCTTTTTTTTCTTGTTGTGTCATATTAAATTACATTTAAAAGGATTAATGAACCAGTGAAAAATGCTAACCATAATAATAATGCTAATGCAAAGTTTTTTAATAATGTTTTCATAATGTTTGTTTTTAATTGTTAATTGTTTAGCAAATATACTACTTATTTTCAATTATAAACAACTTATTAAAATTTTAACAAAACTTTAACAAAAAAGGATAGCTGTTAAACTATCCTAATTTTCAATTTGCAAATCGCAATTTGTGTTGTATTGCTCTTATCTGTTCATTTATTTTTTCATCATTTAAACCTTTTAAATAAAGTGATTTTTGTTTTTTAATTAAATAGTTTAAAGTATATTCTAAATGTAATGTGTTAAATACTATTTGTTCTGTTCTATCCATTGTTCTTGTTCTTGTCTTAAATGTTGTAATTCTCTTTCTAAATAGTCTATTGCTTTTTCCAAGTCTTTTATATGTGTGCCTTTGTGTTTTGCTCTTGCTACATATTTAATTACATTTCCTTCATTAAAGTTTAAATCATAGTCTTTAATAAAGTCTATAACATCATATTCTTTTTGGTTGTTGTAGTGTATTGGTGTCATTGTTTAAATCTTTTAGCGTGAAACTTATATAATTCCATTGTTTTTTTTAATGCTTCATATTCTGTAAAATGTATAATTTCATCTTTTTCTTTGTAAAAAAAATATTCTTTATAATTTGATATTTGATATTTTATAACATTAAACCTATTTGAAATTCTTGAAGGTGTAATAACATAAGCTAAATCATTTACCCAACATAAACTCATAGCATTTTGTTCTTCTATTGTTGGTATAAATATATATTCTTTAACTTTCGCCATTAGTTACATTCTTTTTAAATATTGATTTTAATAATGTTGGATGCCAACCTTGTGTTAAACAAATATTATAAAGTAATTGACCTAAATCATCAATATCAATATCATCATTTTGTGTTTCTATTGTTGATGTTTTTCCGTAAGATGTATATGTTATTTTCATTAGTCTATTCTTAAAAATTCAGCATTACCATTTTCCATAAACCATTCTTTATTTTCTTTGTACTTATCAACTACTGCATCAATCATTACTAATTCATCTATTGTTGATGTTTGTAGTTTAGTTATAATATTTTCTATTGACCTTAAAATGTTTGTAGTCATTTCTGGGTCTGTTTTATAAATGTTTGTATATTCTAAAAACACTATTTGTTCAAGTTCTTTATTAAGTCTATTAATTAAGTTCTTAATAGTTTGTCTGTATTGTGTTGTAAAGATTAAACTTTCATTTGCTTCAAGTAATAATTGTGCTAATAATACAGATTTTAAATATTCTAATTGTATTGGATTGTCTTTCATAATTTTATTTTATTTCATAAGTATCATAAACTTTTCGTAAATCGCTCATTATAGTTCTCCAGCAACTTGAACAATTTGAACTATCTAACTTTGCATTAAATACATTTAAATAAATTTCTTTAATTGTGTGCTGCTGTTTAGGTGTTAATTGATTTACTCTATTGTCGTATAATACTTTTAAAAACAAATATTCATCCTCTTTTAAACAGTTTACGTTTCTACGATATGGAATTAAATTGTTTAGTTTTACTTTACGTTCATCACATTTACAATCTATTCCTGTTGCTTTACTAAATAATTCAACTGCTGCTTTAATTCCAGTTGCTTCTGTGATAGCTTCTATTGTGTCACCTAATCCTGTTGCTTTCTTTTTTCTTCCCATTATATTTTATTTGATTTTTTAATATTATCTATTGCCCACATTGGCTGAAAATTTGTATAATGATTTAATTTAATTAGTTCTTCTTCATCTTTTGCTAATGATACTGGATATATATGGTCTAAATGCCATTTACCAATATTATCCCAATTCATATCATCTTTAAATTGTTTTTCTAAATGTTCTTTAAATTCTTCAAATGTGCAACCTAATATTTGATATGTTCTTGAATTTTTAGAATATCCATTTCTTCTAAAAGATTGTTTAATTATTGTTCTTGTATTATTTGTTAATTTAAATAAATAATCATTTTTAGATTTATTATTTCTCCATTCATTTCTATATTTTGCAATCCTTTCTTTATTTTTTAAATAATATTCTTTTTTATAATTAGCTATTTTTTCTTTATTTATTTCTACATATTTTTTACTAAATTCAGAAATTTTTTCTTTGTTTTTTAATCTATATTCTTTTTGATATTCTTGTTCTTTAGTCATAATTAGTAAATATTATTATAGTCATTAGAAATATAATCATCATAATCTTGTTGAAACTTATCCTTTAAAATTGCTTTATAAGTTTTTATGCTGTGAAAAATTGATATTAAACTAATTGTAGTTTCTTTAGATATATCCCTCATAGAAAAATCTGTATCTCTATATAACTTGAATAATTTTTTATCATACCATCCCCATTTATCTATTTCTTCATCAATCATTAAACAAATATCATTATATGCTTTGTGTTCTTCTATATTGCTATTGTCTGATAAATTAAATAAAGTATCTATTCCTATTTTATCAATCTTATTTCTTTTATTTAAATACTGAAAACATAAACTTTTAATTGTAAAAAACACATAACCTTTACGAACATTGCCTTTTGCATCAATTATTTTTTCAGCATCAGCATATTTAAACAAAGCAATATAAACTTCCTGAACTATATCTTCTGCATAGTCATCTACTTTATAAAGGTTAGCAATTTTGACCCATTCTTTGTGATGTTGGGCAACCTGTTCTAACCATTTATTTGTAGATAGTTCCATTTTAATACATTTTTATTGTTACTATACCAACTTTTGGTATTGGTGCTTCTTTAACTTTAATTTTCAAATCTACTTCTGTTAATTCTGTATCGATTTTTAATATTGAATGAAAAGCATTTTGTATTTCAGTCCAGTTTGCTTGGTTATCCATTTCGTTCAATTCATACAAATATTCTAATTTATTTTTCAAATCTTTGAAATAACTTATTAACATTGAATTATCTGAATTTAAAACTAACATTCTTGCTGCTGATGTTTGTAATTCTTCTATGTGTGTTTTCATTGTGTCTTTCATATTAAAATATATCTTTTAATGGGTCGTAAAAAGCACCTTCTACTTGTGGTAATCCAAAGTTATTTACTTTAAAGTTAAAATCTTCAAATGGTGCATTTCTACTTCTTTTACAACTTACTTTTACTAATCCTTTATTAACTGTATTTAATTCTAAACTAATTTGTGTTTCTGTTTTCTTTTCTAAGAATGAACCTAAATGCCCTGTTGGTTTATCAGTTCCAAAATTAGAATGTATTACAGTTACAATATGGCAATCTAATTCTTTAGTCCATTTCATTAGCTTTTGAACTACATTATTACTTTCTTCTATGTTGTTTACATCACTACATAAATCAGCTACACCATCAATAATAACTAAACCTATATTTTTACTATCTAACCTATCATAAAGATAGTGTTCTATTATTTCTATTCTATCATTAAAGCTATATTGTCTTAATGCTAATGTATGGTATTTATCTATGTTTTTTAATCCAGCCATTTCTAATGGTCTTTTAAATACCATTTGTGCGTGAAAATTACCCTGTTCTGTATCAAAATGAATTAAGTGTTTATCATTTCTATTTGCTTTTAAATCACCACAAAATTGTGGCAAATCTTCTGCTAAATATATTGCTGATAATAATGATACAAAAAATGTTTTTTTACTTTTAGGTGGTGCTTGTACAAAACTAAAATTACCATATGTTCCTAATGGTACTGGAAATATAATTTCACCATCTTTACTTTCATAACTTTTAACTCCAAATGAAATTGCTGGTTTAGGATGTTCTATTTTTTCTAATGGATTTAATATAGCTTCATCAACTATAAATTCCATCATTAAACGTTTTTCTTGTTTTTGTTCTATTGTCATTGTTTTTGTTAAAAAAGGGAGCTTTTACACCCCCTATTAAATTTAAAATGGTAAATCACTTTCTACTTCAGCAGCAGTTGCTTTCTCTTTTTTAGGTGCTGTTTTAATTTCACCATTAGTCCAAACTACATTACCATTTCCTAAATAAACTTTAGGTTTTTTTGCTTCACGTTCTTCTTGTGTTTGACTATCAGTTAAAGAAACGTTTTGACCATACTGATTAGCTTCATCATTTACAGCAACTGTAAAGTTGTAATAAACTGCACCATCTTTACCTGATACAAATTTTTCTTTTGGTAATTTGTCTACTCTTAAACTTACATTAATAATTGCACTCATATTTTTATATTTAAAATTTGCTTACTCTATATAGTTTTCAGCTTCCCTATTTTACTTTTAATAATTCATCTTTAACTGCTTTTGCTAATTTATATTTATTTTCAATAGTTGCAATATTACCACCATTTTTTAAATATTCAATAGCTTTATTAAATTCTGGTGTATTTTTATTTAACCATTTTAAATCATCTTCTGCTTTTACTTCTTTGTCGTGCTTATTAGTTGCGTCAGCATCTTGTGTATCATCAATTAAAAGTAAGTTACCTAATGCATATTTTTTACCATAAGAACTTGCTGAACCAAACTTTTGTGACATTTGCATTCCTTTTTGTTCTAAATCTACACCAACTAATGCAGTTGCTTTTATTTCATTTACACCATTGTTATCTAATATAGTAGCAGTTGATAATAACATTGGAATTGTATTAGCTACAAAATCATTTGTTATTAATTCTTCAGTTATAATAAAACTAACTTCATATTTTTCATTAAATGGTTTTAATGCTTCTAATATATCTTCAGCACTACGAAAATTGTATTTACCAAAACTATTAAATTTTGATTTGTTTGCTTTAAATTCTTTTTGAATTAAAGATAGTTTTTGATTTAAGTTTAAGTCTTTCATTATTTTGTTTTTAAATTATATAATTCTTTTTTAATAATTGTTTTGTACTCTTTTGGGCAATCATCATCTGCTAATTCGAAGCAATAAGTTTCTAATGTGCTTAATAAACTTTCTAATTCGCAAATCTTACTTTGCATTGTTTCAATTCTAAATCTGTTGTAATCTAATAAATCTTTCATTGTTAATTGTTTTTAAAGTTTTCATTATAATATTGTTCACCTGTTAAAATATATGTGTAATTTGTAATCCCACCAGATTTTTTTTCTTTGTTTCCGTGTGCATCTATTAACTGTTGCTTTTCTAATTCAAAAAATTTATAATAATCATTTATAAACTTTCTACCTTCTAAAGTATTTGTGTTAAATAAATTTGGATGCTCAATTTCTAATTGGCTAAATAATTCTTGCATTGCTGTTTTCATAATGTTTGTTTTTAATTATGGTACAAATCTAAATATTAAATTAATACAAAAATAAACTTTAACATTTCTTTAACTTTTAGACAAAAAAAAAGAGTAGCTATTAAACTACTCCTTCTTGACAAAAACAATTTAAAAAACATTATGTAAATTTAAGCAAAATATTTACCTGTTGTTTATAGTAATCAATCATATCAATTAATTCTACATCAGCAAATTTAACTATTTGTTTTGATTTAATATATAATTCTTCAGATAATTTGTAACCAAGATATAAACTATATTTATATTGCTCACCTGAATGATAAACGTTACATCCTACACATTGAACTTGTACATTATCTTCATCCCATCTTGTTGAATAATGTGTTCTGCTCATAAAGTGACCAGCTTGTTGTTTCTTCCAATGTTGTTTTTTACCACAAGTAACACATTCAGCTATTTCTTTTTTAGCATATCTTAAACGAATATACTGGCTAAAAACTGTATCTAATTCTTTTATTAGATTTTTTCTTAAAGGTTTCTTTGCTACTTTAGCCATATAACGTATTTTAAATATGATTTTAACAAAGATAATTGATTTTAAGTATAATTATATACCTTAACTAAAAATAGTGTCTTAAAAACGTTTATTTTCTTTATTTTTAATTTCTTAATAATATATATATAATATAAATAACTTATTTAATTCAAAAATATTATAATTTAATATATATTTATTTATTTAATTCAAGAATATTTAAATATATAATTTAATAATAAAATTAATAATTTTAAATCTATATTTATAAATCAAATATAATAATAAAATTAATAATAATATATAAAAATATTTAACTAAACTTTCTTTTTTTTCTATTTTCTTTTCTTTAAGAACTTTTGAAGTAGAAACAACTTGCTTACTATGCTTTATTTGTTGTTTTAAAGCGTTTTTAGACACTTTCTTTTGATTTGTATGTAAACTATTGTCTTTTGTTTTTTTGTGTCTTATTTTAACGTTTTTATAAGTTTTACCATTTACAACTATTTCTTTTGTGTTGTCTATTGGTTCAATTATAATTTCATCTTCTGTTTTATCTATTTTAGAATTGTTGTTTATTTCAGTATTTTCATTTGTTTTTATTTCTGTTTTTACATCAACAACTGAAACACTATCTTTTTTTTCTTCTAAATTTGTTTTACTAACTTTTCTTGAACCACAAGATATAAATAATAAACTAACTAAAATATAAATCAGCTTCTTCATTTCTTCTATTTGTTAAACCATTAAGAACTTTACCACCAGCTTTATTCCATCTTAAAAATTCTGCTTTTAGTGTTAAGTCATTTGGATTTTTATTTATTTTTTTTAATAATGTAGATGAAGAAAAATTACCAGTTCCAACATTATAAGCAAATGAAACTAAAGCATTAAATTGATTTTGATTTATATTTGATGTAACTAATTCATCTACTCTTTTTCCAAATCTATTAGCTATTTCTTTAAACATTTCAAATGCTTGTTGTTTAGTAATTTCTTTATCCAATAAAGTTACTCTTTTACCATCTGAATAATATGTATTTCCATAACCTATTGTTGGTATTTTAGCTGGACACAAATAAGGTTTTAAACTCAATCCTTCGTGTTTAGTTATAAATAAATATCCTTTATTATCTAAAATCATTTGTTTGTTTTTTTATAGCTTTCAAATTGTTTTTTCAATGCTTCGTGGTCTTTTTCTAATTGCAAATATTTGCCTTCTAAATCATCAAACTTATCTTTCCAATATTTACTTGCTTCTACTTCTTTTGCGTATGCTAAATATAAATCATTAAATTGCTTTTGTAAACTCCTAACATCATTTCTTAAATCTGCAATATCTTTACTTTGTTCAACATTACAAGCTCTTAATTCATCTCTATCACTTTTTAAATCTTCAACTAAACCATCATAAATATTTTGAACCTTTGTTAAAAAGTCACCATTGCTATTTTTTAATTCTATTTTTTTCGCTTGTTTACCACCAAATATCCAAGCTATTGGAATTGATAATGTACTAACAACTGCAACCCAATTTTCTAATAACCAAATCATATTACTATTGCTTCTGCTTGTTGAAAAATTTCATCTACTTGGTCATCTGTCATTTGTGTAACAGATTGTATAAATAAAACAGTTTGACTATTTCTTTCTACTGTTGTGCCGTAATTCCATACATTTTTAGCAGCAGTTTTATTTGGTTCTGGTAATTGGTCTAATGCACTCTCTATTGTAGCTATTAAATTCATTAAATTTAAAATAGTTCTTAAACGCCAAAGTTGTACTTCTGCTGGTGTTTTGTCTTTGAATGCTTGTTCAATTTCTTCAGGTGTTGCACCTTCGTAAAACTCTCTTGTATCAAAATTAAAATATGGTTTAACCATTTCAATTTCTAAAAGTTCATCAATTAAAACTTCAGTTTCTAAACATTCATCATTTAAAGTAACTCCGACAACTTGATTAGTTGCTATTTCTATTATTGTTTTCATTAATTTGTAATATTTGCTAAAGTTAAAG